ACGGCGGGGTTGATGAGGCAGCTTTCGAAGGATCAAATGGAGCTGGCGATGGATGGGGTGCTGAACAATCCGATCACGCAGGAGCCGATGACGGAGGGGCAGGCGCGGGTGTTTATCGAGAACCAGTTTCTCAAGCCTGAGCGCTGGCGGAAGGAGTGGGTGGTGCTGGCACCGAAGATCAAGCGTAAGCTGATTGGGCAGGGTTGGGAGGCAGATCGCATCGATGTGGTGGCGTGGGAGGATCGTGAGCAATTCGTGATGAGTGAGGCGGTGCCGGTGGGATCTTATATGATGTGGGATGAATACATCGAGGATGCACTGATGCTGAATCCGGGTGAGCCGATGACGTGGGGGAAACTGGCTCACGATTTGGGTGTGCCATGGCATTTGGCCCCTGCTGCGGCACGCGTGGAGAAGCATCTGTGCCTGGTGAAGCTGAGCGCGGTGAAGGATGCGGATTCGACGAGCGCGGAGCGGGTGCTGCGTGGCAAAGGTGAGACACGCAAAGTGCTGGCTAAGCCGAGCGATGCGATGCCTGAGCGTGTGGATGCTACGGTAACTGCGGAGGTGCCTGAGGTGGACGATTTGGAATTGTCTGCGGAGGTGCCTGTGGCATTCGATGAGGTGCGCTGGCGGAAGATTCACGGGGCGCTGATGCTGCGGCCTGAGTCGGCGATGCAGAATGCGCTGTGGGAATCGCTGATGGAGATCGTGTGGCGTGATATCGCGGATCGTCTGCCGGCTGATGCGTATGCCTCGATCATGGGTGAGCTGAACCGGGATGAGGTTAAGCGGAAGGGGCTGCGGTGGTGTTTGTTGGCCTGTGTGGCGCTGGCACTGTGCGAGCCACCGGATGAGGATGCTTTGCATGTGGTGGAGGAGTCGCTGGGCGTGCAGGTAAAGTGATCTACAGGAAACTGAGAACTGAGAACCGATGAGAGACCTCGAAGACATTAAACTCGAAGTGCTGGATCGCGTGGATGCGATCCAGTGCGCGGAGTGGTGCCAGGTGGGAGGTATGAAGCGGGTGAAGGAGGGACACTTCACTGCTCCGTGTCCGTTTCATGCGGAGAAGTCGGCGAGTTTCCACATCGGTGGTGGCGGTTCTTTTCGGAGTCGGTTTAAGTGCTTTGGCTGCGGGTGGACGGGGGATGTGATTGCGTTTTGGATGGAGGTGCGGCATTGCGACTTTAAGCAGGCGGTGGAGGAGCTGGCGCGTGAGGCGGGTGTGAGCCTGGGCGATGGGATTGCGCAGGGGCCGCGCAAGGAACGACCGGTGGCGAGGCAGCCGGAAAGGCGGCTTGATGAGGCGTCACTGCTGCCGGAACTGCCGCCACTGCGTCACCTGCGAGAGGAAGAGGCTGCCATGATTGCGCTGCATCGCTCATTGGATGCTGAGGCGGTGTGGATGGCTGGGCGTGTGCATGGTCGAGTGGCGGTGCCGGTGAATGGGTGGCCGCTGTATCGTCGTACTAATGGGAAATGGCTGCCGCGCTGTGAGGTGCATGGGAAAAATGGGTGCGCTGTGGAGCATGCGAATTGCGTGGCGGCGGAGACGTTTGGAAGCTGGTGCGCGATCGATGCGACGCGTCGCGTGGCGGAGTTTCGCAGGCTGGACAATGCGCTGTATCCGGTGCGTGAGGGGGCTGGGATCAAGAGCTGGAGCACGCGGGGGAAGTCGTGGCCGCTAGGTGCATCGACGATGGGGAACCGATGCGCGGTGCTGCTGGTGGAGGGTGGGCCGGATATGCTGGCTGGGTATCATTTCCTCGCGCGTCACGGGATGCTGGATCGCGTGACGGTGGTGTGCATGCTGGGTGCTGGCAATCGGATGCATGAGGATTCACTTCCGTATTTCCGTGGCAAGAGGGTGAGGATCATGGTGGATGCGGATCCACTCAAGGATGGGGTGCCGGTGAATGATGCGGATACGAGTGTGCGCGCTCCCCTTAAAAAACGATCGATGCCAGGGATGGAGGCAGCGGTGCGATGGACCGAGCAGCTGACGGAGGCTGGGGCGGCGGTGGAGACGTTTTGCGTGGGGCCGGTGTATGTGCCGGATGATATCGCGAGGTGGGGCAGGCGGGAGATCGATGGCGCAGCGGTGCGCATCGAGACGCCTGGGCTGATCATGGCGGATGGAACGCCGGTGAAGGATCTGAACGATCTGGCGAAGTGCGGGCTGGAGGTGACGGAATCGGACGCGGTGAGCGAGGCGTTTCGATGTTGGGATTTTTAAAATGACAGATGGGTAAGTGAGCAACCCGACAGGCAATTTTTAAAAAGAGAAACAGACTGTGGCAACCCGATCCAAGAAGAAAAACTCAGAACCCAACCCGCGGCGTGGTCGCGTGAAGAAGCATGCTGATGATGTGCCGGCATCCTTTGAGGCTGGTGGCGCAGTGGCTCCGCGTGTTTTCGATGCGGGGGCGGTGTGTGAGGAGCTGTCGCTTTTTTGGAATCATGAGCGGGGCGATGCCTTTGTGATGCGTGGGCCGGATGGTCGCTGGGCGCAGTGGACGAAGGATGCGGTGGTGGATGCGATGCGTGCGCTGCCAGGACGGATGATCGCGATCAAGGCGCGTGAGAATGAGATGCTGAGTGAGAGCAAGCAAGTGCTGCTGCATGCTCGCCGTGAGCGGGCGCTGGATGGGGTGCTGCCAAGTCTGCCAGGCTATATGAGTGGCATCCATCAACTCGATAGCGGCGAGAAGGTGCTGGTGAAGCATGAGCCGCAAATGGTGGAGCCTACTCCGGGTGAGTGGCCGCACATGCGGCAACTCATCGAGGGGCTGCTGGACCGGACGCAAGATGGCAGTGGCATCGATCAGAGTGTTTATTTTCACGCGTGGTGCAAGGTGGCGGCGCAGGCGATCCGTGAGGGTGAACCTGGGCATTGGCGTGCGGGGCATGCGCTGATTTTGACCGGGCCTGCGGGTTGCGGGAAGAATCGACTGCAAGAACAGATCATTACTCCGCTGCTGGGTGGCTATGGTCGCTTTGCCGATCCGGCGAAGTTTTTGTTTGAGAGTGATGAGTTTAACGGGGATGTTTTCGCGGCGGAGCACTTGATGCTATCGGAGATCCCTATGCCGAGTCAGCGCACGGTAGATCGCACGAGCCTGGCGGAGAAGATCAAGCAGGTCGTGGCGAATCCGGCGCAGCGCATGCGTTTGATGAGGACCGAGCCCTGCACGGTGTCGCCCTTCTGGAGGCTGACGATTTCGGTGAACGATGACAAGGATAAACTGAGATCTCTGCCGCTCATCACGGGCGATTTTGGCGATAAGGTGCTGATTTTTCATTGCCGTAAGGTGGCGCTGCCGATCATCGAGCGGGATAGCATCGAGAGTCAGCGTCGCTTCCGTGAGGTGATGGCAGCGGAACTGCCGCATTATCTGCACTGGCTACTCAATGAGTTCACGATCCCTGAGGAGATGCTGAGGTATGGGGATGGCCGGAGTGCAACCCGCTTTGGCTTCAAGGAATATCATGCGCCGGTGATTAAAGAGGGGCTGTTCGATGACACGCCACATGCGGAACTGCTGAGGCTGATCGATATGGCGACTTTTACCACGAAGGGTGGGTGGTCGCCAGACGATGAGCAGTCGGTGAGTGTGACAAACGCGGTGCTGTGGGATTTGCCAGGAGATAAGGAGCTGACGAATCCGCGCACGGGTGAGCGGTTGAATGTGTGGTGGGGTCGCGCGGAAACGCTGCAGATGCTTTTGACAGGCGAAGCTGGCTACGTCTGCAACGTCGCAACCATGGCCAAGAAACTTTTCCAACACAGTAGCAAGTGCGCCACACTGCTAGGCAGGTTGCATGACGATGATATGATCCGCGGCACGCGGTTGGATAAGAAGGACACAAAACACTGGAAGGGTTGGGTCATCGCTCCACCGAGCGAGTGATGCTGCATGAATTGCGCCCACGATTGGCGCTAAGATTGGAAATGCGGCTTGGTGACGATGCGGTGACGGCTTTTAAAACGTCACTCCGTCACCGTGGAACGTCTAACATGACAATGGGGAACGCATTTGGTGACGCGGTGACGTGCTCTTTGTTGGCATTCAGTATTCAAGCGGCGTTTCTGTCTCTATGTATAGAATTGGAGATAAAGGGTGGTTTTAGATCGTCACTCCGTCACTGTTTAAGTTCTACGCTTCCCATACAAATGTTCCACGGTGACGCTGATGCCGTCACCTTATGAACTGATGCGTCACCGTTTAGAGTCAAGGGTGATTTGGTTGCCGGGTAGCTGGGTAGGTAGGCGGGTGGGGGGGTAAGGAGTCTCCTTTGGGGGGTGGGGTGCCTTGGGGTTTATTGTCTACACGCAGGGGGAAATAGTGTCGCGTCACTGGCAAAACGACATGCGGGCGCGCTGAGTGTGTCGCTTTGGGCTTTGACACGTCGCAAATCGCAAATTGCGACAATGGGAAGGACTGCGACACATGGATGGTCTGCTGCGGTGATCAAGGCTTACGCCGAGAGCATCGGGGCAACTGTCCGCACTGCGCAGCGGCATGCGGCGCAAAACACCGACGACTTCCAGCGGTTCACGCGTGGGGTAGTCGGGGATGCCATGGTCAAGGCACCCGTCGATGTTGCGCCCTTGCCAGTGGATGCGCCGATGTCTGCTCTTGGACCGCCGGCCGCTCCGCCGGAAGTCGGCATCGACGACGAAAACCTCTCCGAGACCGGCCGCATGCTCAAAGCCGCCTGGACGATGTGGCGCGAGCACTACCGGCAGTGGAACGCCTGCCGCGGTGGCGGCGTTGATCGCATGGGCAAACCCATCCCGGCAGACCACCCGATGATGCTGATGCACGCCAAAATCCTCATCGACCTGCGCAAAGCCTACAACGACGCCTTCGCCAAGCACCAGTCGTGGCAAATCGACGCACGTCGGCTGATCCCGGTGAATGAATTCCACGCCTTCCGCTCCGAGTTCCTCCTACCGGTCACCTCGCTCATGCGTAACGCCCCGCCCGAACTCGCGCCCCTCGTCAATCCCGGCAACCAGCAGCAAGCCATCGCCGGTGCGCAGCAGTGGCTCACGCAGCGCTTCATGCCCGCCGTGGAGCGCATGCTCGAAGGCCTCGCCGGTCTCGCTCCCTCGCTCAAATCCGCATGAGCCTCATCGCCGACATCGTCCGCGGGGATTTCCAATTCACCACCGACCCGCCCGTCGTGGACTGGGCCGAGTCGAATCTCGTCCTGCCCGCCGCCATGGCCCCCGCATCGCCGGGACCATTCAGCACGGAGCGACGCCCGTATATGCGCGAAATTCTGGCGTGTGGGCATCCGCAGAGCGGCGTCCGCTCCCTCACCGTCACCGGCGGCTCGCAGACCGGCAAAACGACCTGCTGCATCCTCATTCTGGCCTACCGCATCCCGCACGCCCCCGGCCCCACGCTCATCCTCGGCAACTCCGAAGACTGGCTCCGCGTCGAAATCTCCGACAAACGTCTCGCCGCGCTCATCGAGGCCAATCACTGCCTCCGCATCCACAAGCCGTTCGATGCGCACAACTTCCGCAAACTCGCCATGCAAATGAGCGGCGGATTCATCGTGTTTGAGGGCATCAACTCCGACACAAGCACCAGCGGCAGCACGCAGCGCATCGTTTACATCTGCGAGGCCGCCAAGATCGTCCACCACGAGCGCGACCAGGCACCCGAAGCGCACCCCATCAAGCTCGCCTTCGAGCGCACCAAGGAATTCCGCGGCTTGGAGCTCCAGATGATGGACTTCACGCCAAACACGCCGAATCACCTCGCTTGGATCACCTACCTGCGCGGCACGCAGACGCACTTCCACGTCCCCTGCCCTCACTGCGGGCACTACTTCCCCTTTGAGTTCGAGATCCGCAAAAACGGTGAAACCGTCCCCGAGGATGAGATGGAAACCACGCTTGAGGAAGAACAGGAGCGCGCCGTTTCCGAGCACTACCGTTCCCTCGTCTGGAGCCCCGATGCCCGCCGCGCCGATGGCTCTTGGGACATCCCACGCGTTCGCGAAACCATCCGCTACATCTGCCCGAAAAACGAGTGCGAGATCCACGACGACGACAAACCCGGCATGCTTTCCAAACTGCAAGCTGTCCACCACAACCCGAACGCGCTTCTCAGCGATCGCAGTTTCCGCATCCCGTCCTTCTACGCGCCCAAAGTCAGCTTTGGCGACATGGCCAAGGAGTTTCTCGAAAAAGGCGACCTACTCACCACTGGCCTGCAAAACTTTTACAACTCCTGGCTCGCCCTCCCCTGGTCCATCTACGCTTTCAAAATCGGCGACAAACACGTCAACAAATGCATCGCTGGAGCCGAAGGCAGTGGCACGGAGCGCTATGCGCGCGGCATCATCCCCTCTCGCCCCATCCACCTCGGCCTCTACGCCGATCCTGGTGAGCGAGCCACCGACTGGGCCGTCTGGGCACTCATGCCAAACGGCGATCTCATGGCCATCCAGTGGGGCCGTCTTGCCAGTGAAAAAGCCCTTCTTGATCCTGAGTTTCTCCGCAGCCTCAGATTCCCATTGGCTGGCACAAACGACGTCATCACACCCATCTCCGGCATCGTCGATAGCGGATGGAACACCGAGGAGATCTACGACATCTGCCAAGCGTCGCGCGGATTCCTCTGGCCGTCCAAAGGCGACCCCACCGCGAAGCGCGGATGGAAAGTCACCCGCGCCGCCTCGCGCACCCGCTCCGAGCTCGAGCTCTACACCTACTCCGACACCGAGCTCAAAGACGAAATGTATGGCCGCCGCATCCAGCGCCGCCGCGGACCGCGCATCATCTTCCCCACCGATGCCGACTCCCATCTTTTGACGGGCTTTACCAATCAAACCAAAGACCGCCAAACCGGCCGCTGGAAAGAAATCCTCAACGATCACCAAGGCGACTGTGGAAAGCTCGCCATGTTGCACTCGCAGATCTTGCGCGCAGGAGGTCTTGTGAAGTTTTGACGGCGAACGACCCACATCAGGCGACGGTGAGCGCAAGACTAGATTTACAGTGCAGACAGCCCCGAGCCGTTGTCTGCATCTGATTTGTTCGGCTCGATTTACCCACAACTTTTATGACAGATCGACAAGCGCACGAATACGACCGCCTGAACTGGTGGTGCCAAGGCTGGATACGGAAGTTAAATGCTTCAATCCGTGTATGCAACCGGCTCAGCGGAGGCCAACGCGATAAGCTCGCCAGTGTGATTGGGAAACTGAGAGACAGGTTTGATCTGGCCTGTGAACGCAGAAAACCGGCAGCCGAGGCGCTACTCCAACGCAAGCCGAACGATAAAATCCAGCCATGAGCCTTCCCAAAATTTGCACCTGCCCCACGGTCCCATCTGCGGACTGCCCGTTCCACCACCAAGAAGCTCGTGGCTCATTGGCTGCGATGCCGGGTTCAGCTTCGGTTGACGCCATTTTGTCCAGCGACAGTGGCGACAGTTCGCTGATCCACAACCTCGCAACTCGTGCCCGCGAAATGGAGGCGCTTGCCACCACGCTGATGCGGACATGCTACGACGAAGCGAACAGGCTCGCGAACCACGGCAGCAGCGGACTTGAAAATAGGGTTATGTCTCAACTCTACGACGCCGCCAACGACGCGAAGAAGAAGCTGAACACCCAGCTCGCCGACTGAGCCTCAGCTCAGTTCGGCGCAGCGCACGTTCGCCGCGGTTTTTGACATCGGCTGGCCGTCATGCCCGCCGTTGATATTTCCGATCTGGTTTCAGACTACCGTTTTCATGCGCGCATGCTGCATGGCACGGATCTCACCGCGCAGAAAAAATGGCTCATCGCGCAGTATTTCATTCTCGCCGAAGATCGCACCGGTGCCGAGATCACCACCACAGCCTTTGAGGGATCATCGCACACCGCGCAGTTTCGCGATTCGAGTCCTGAGCAGCGGAGGCTAGCCTTGCAGCGAGCCATAGAAGAAACCGAAAGCGAAATTGCTGGCGAGATCACCAAGTCCCTCTCGCGTCCTTTCGGCATTCGTTTCGCCGCCGGTTACTCCCCATCTGAAGTCCTTGATTCATGAAGCGTTCACGCACTAAAACTGTCTCTTCCACCGTCGCTGCCGCGCCCATCGTGAATGCCCTGCCGGCATCCTCTGGCAGTTACCGCGCCATGCCCACATGGCAACCTTGGAGCAACAAGCAACTGGAGCGCATCCAGAAAAGCCGCGATATCGTCCAGATAAGCCGCTACCTTCAAAGCGAAAACGGCATTCCCCAGGTGCGCTATGCTTGCCGCCAGCTCCCACGCGAAGCCGTCGGCAAAGGCATCGGAGCTAAGAGCATCAGCGCCAATGCCGACTTCATGCGCGATGCCACTGCCCTTTTTGCAAAGTGGGCCGATTCACCGGCTGTCGATCTCCGCAAAGAGCAGACGTTTTACCAAATCCAATCGGGCTGGCTATCCGCCATGCTCGGTGATGGCGAGGCTTTTATTCTACCCGTCTTCGAGCCCATGGGGCTCACTTGGAGCCTCAATGACAAATCAAAGCGTGCCTTCCAACTGCAAAGCCTCACACGCGATCAGCTCACCGATGGCGATGTAAAAGACGCCCTCGCTGAGCGCTGCTATCAGGGGCTGTTTTACAATGGACTCGATCAGCTGGTCAAAATCCGACTCAACCAAGACAGTGGCAGCAGTTTAGGCTCCAGTAAATGGACAGACATCTCCGCTGTGAACGCCATGGGGCATCGCAATGTGTTCCACCTCAAAGACCCCAGCCGCATCAACCAGTATCATGGTGATCCGGCCATCTTTGCCAGTGGCAAAGACCTCCTTGATGTGCTCGATCTCAAAGCCCTGCGCAAGCATAGCGCCAAGGTGCGTGCTGCCCTGTTAGGAGCCACCACCACCAAAGATGGTAAAGTGCTCAATGCCATGCAGCAAGTGCTCACCGCTGAGCAGGCAGGCAATCCCGCCACAGATACAGGCCGCCGTTTTGTCGAGATCGGTGAAGGTGCCATTTTCATTCCACTCTCCAGTGACGAGCAGTTCAACTTCTTCACCAATCCCACCGAAGGCGTTCCCTTCAAACAAATCCTCGAAGATCTCCTGCATCCCTTCATCTTCGAGTTCGGTTACCCGCCGGAATGGATCTTCATGCGCGGCAAAGTCGGCGGCACGGAATACCGTGGCATGTTGGAGCAGGTGAAGCGAGCCCACGAAGGCCTCCGCTCCAAGCTCTATCCACTCATCCAGTGGGTATGGGAAAAAGTGATCAGCACCGCCATGCTGCCTGGTGGAGCCCTCAGCCAATATGCTACCGTTGAAGATTGGAACGTCATCGACTTCGTCACCGATCCCGATCCCTCCGCCGATGCCGGCCGCGATCATAAGGCGCAAATGGAACGCATGGGTGAAAACCTCATCACCCCTGACGATCTTGTCGAGCTGCTCACTGGCAACGATGGCCGCCGCACGCGAGAAGCCGCCGTGCTGCAAAAATTAGAGCTTATCGAGTTCGCCATTGAGGCTGCCAAAGAGCGCGGCATTCCTGCCAGCATCGCCACCGTCATCGCCCTCGGCCAACGCACCTCGCAGATGAGCAATTCGATGCTCACCACCCTCTCCCCTCAAAGCCTCGCCGGTGATCTTGCCGAAATGGATCAAGCGGAAGATCCCGCTGAAGATGCAGCGGAAGCCGAAGACGATGATATGGCGTGAGTTTTGACACCCTGCGGGCAGCATGTCCCGCACATCGTTCACCATTCGAAACGCCGCCGATGCACCCGCCGCTGAAATCTCCATCCACGATGAGATCGGAGCTTGGGGCATCAGCGCCAAAGACTTCCTCGGCCAGCTCAAAAACATCCCGGCAGGCCGTCCGATCAATCTCTCACTGCACTCGCCCGGCGGTGAAGTTTTCGACGGTCTTGCCATTTACCATGCGCTGAAAGCACGCGGTAATGTCAACGTCCGCATCGAAGGCCTCGCTGGCTCCATGGCCAGCGTCATCGCCATGGCCGGCACCCGCATCGAGATGCCGCGCAATGCCTACCTCATGATCCACAACCCCAGCGGCTTCGCCATGGGTGAATCCTCGGACATGCGCCAGCTCGCCGATCTGCTCGATAAGCTCAAAGGATCCCTCATCGCCGCCTATCGAGAGCGCACCAAAAAGAGCGATGAAGACCTCACCGCCATGATGGACGCCGAGACCTGGCTCACCGGTGAAGAAGCCGTCGCTCAAGGCTTCGCTGATGAGCTCACCGATGCCGTCGCCCTCAGTGCCAGCGCCTTCAAAGGCAGCCGTCTCACCGCCTCATTCGCTCATCGTCCTGCCGCTTTGTTTGACATCCCAGCGCCATCCACGGCCCACGCCACATCAACTCAACTGACACCCTCCGAAATGAAAGCCCTCCTCGCCCTTGCCAAAAAGATCGGCATCGCCTTCGCCGACAACGCCACCGAAAATGAAATCTGCAATGCCATCGAAGCATGGCAGCCACCGGCTAAAAACGTCGTCATCGACTTCGAAGATGCCGATGTAAAAGCCGCTTTCGCCGCCCGCATCACTGATGCCACCGCACCGGAGAAAGCCAAAATCACCGCCCTTGAAAGTGAGCTCGCCAATCTCAAGGCCCTCATCACAAACGGCGCTGCTGCCGCCGCTGGAGGTTCTGCACCCATCGTCAATGCCCAGTCTAAGCAGCAGCTCACCATCGCTGAGCAATACGCCGCCATCACGGACAGTGCTGAGCGCACCCGCTTCTTCAACAAGCACCGCCAAGAACTGCGGAAGCCTTCCAACTTCTTCGCGGCCGCCGCTTGATTTGACACCTCATCACCTTCGTCACCACCCACACCTCACCCACTAGAATCCCATGGTCACTTTCAATGATACCCTCTTCGGCCAGACCGTCTTCCAGCAGCTGACGGAAATCCTGATGCCGCTGAACATTTTCTCCACCGATCTCAGCAATGAGGTCGCCGCACCCGGCTCTGCCGTCATCGTCCCGCTTTTTGGCAACGTCACCACCACCAGCTTCGTGCAGGGTGCGGCAGCCTATGAGCGCACCGGTGGCACCATCAGCGCCATCACCGTCACGCTCGACAAGCGATACATCACCCCGGTGGATCTCACTCCTCAGCAGATCGCGGATAGCAGCAATGCCCGCCGCATCGATCAATTCGGCCAGCAGCTCGCACAGGCCACCGCTCAGCGCCTCCTCCAGGATGTGTTCAGCGTCCTCACCACCACAAACTTCGGAAACGCCATCCTCACCACCGCCTCCGCGAACTACAACCGGAACAGCCTCATCGAGGCTCGCCGTCAGCTCGTCGCCGCCGGTGTGCGTGGCACGAAGTCCTTCGTCGGAAACCTCAGCGTCGAAGCAGGCCTGCTTTCCGATACCAACCTCGTCCTCGCCCTCAATCGCGGGGATAGCAATGCCATCCGTGAAGGTCAGCTGGGTCGCCTCTTTGGTATGGATATCTACGGCACGGACGTCCTGCCCACGAACTCCATCTCCCTCATCGGCTTCTGCGCCGGTCAGCAAGCTGTCGCAGTGGCCATGCGCAATGTCGGCAACTACCTGCCCCAAGAGGAATACGCTTCCTTCGAGCAGTTCACCGATGCAGATAGCGGCATCTCCATGCTTTACACCCGCCACTGGAATCGCGCCTCCGGCACGTGGTTCATCAACACGCACATCCTCTTCGGGTTTGCGCCTGCGGTCACGAATGCCCTCAAAGTGTTCACCACACCGACCACCTAATTCATCACCCCCTCCCGCCCGTCGCGATTGGTGCTCGCGCCGGGCGGTTCACATCTTGGGAGCAATCCCGCCCGCGTTCGGAGCACCACCGGCGCGGGTTTTTTTATACCTATGAAACTCAGCCTCGCCATCATCGCCGGAAATGTGGAGCACTGGATGCCACGCTTTCTCGACTCCTTCCAGCCCCTCTTCGATGAGATCATCGTCGTGCGCGCCATCGGTAATCAAACGCCAGATGCCACGCTCGACATCGCCAAGGCGCGCGGCTGCGTCTGCGCGTCCTACCGCAACAAACCGGAGCACGATTGGCCGCACGTCGATGACTTTGCCGCTGCCCGCAACCTCGCCTTCAAGCTCGCCACTGGCGACTACATCGCCTGGGCCGATACCGATGATGTGTATGGCGGCACGATTGAGCAATGGCAGGCCCTCCGCAAACGCATCGCCGCCGAGCGGCCCGATGTCGTCACCCTGCCCTACGTCGTCCCCGAGGATCAGCTCCGCGTCCTGCGTGAGCGCATCGTCCGCCGTGAATCGGGCCAGTGGGTCTCAGCCATCCATGAGCATTGGGAGTCCCCGCCTGGCGACATCCGCGTCATCGTGCAGGAATTTCCGGAATGGCATCACGCCACGCACAAAGACCGCACGCCGAACAACGAACGCAACCTGCGCATCCTGCAAAGCATCCCGGAAAACGAGCTCACGATGTTCCACCGCTTTCATCTGTGGCAATCGCTGCGTTTTGCGGGGCGCATCCAAGAAGCGCTGCCGCACGCGCACGCCGCCCTCAAAGATCCAAAAATCAATGACGATGAAGCCTACGAGCTACTCATCAACATCGCGCAAGTTTCGGAAAACTGGCAAACGCGCGAGCAGTATCTCATCCAGGCAATAAATGCCGTGCCATATCGCCGCGAAGCCTTTGCAGAGCTGATCAATCTCAATCTCGGCCTCAATCGTCCTCGCAATGCGCTCTCATGGGCCGAGGCCATGAACGGCCTCAGTGATCCGCCAGACTACATCTGGAACCGCCGCAGTAAATACTACGGTTGGCTCGGTGTGCATCTGCACGCCATGGCATTGCGTGCTAATGGTCGCTTCGAAGAAGCGAACGTGCGTGAGATCAACCACCTCAAGGCCCAACCGCATCCGGTCATCAGCCTGCTTCATGCCACCCGTGGCCGCCCGAAGCTCGCCGCCGACGCACGCCGCCAGTGGTTGAACCGCGCCAAATACCCCGACCGTGTCGAGCACCTCTTTGCCATCGATTTCGATGACGAGCAAAGCGTGCCCCTCTGCGTCTATCGACATGTCATCCAGACCGATAAAGAAGGCGCCAGCGTTGGCGCTTGGAACATGGCCGCTGCTGCCTCTTGCGGGCAGATCCTCATCCAGCTCAATGATGATTTTGATCCTCCCATGCATTGGGACGTAATGATTGAGCAAGCCATCACCGAGACACAGGCCCTCGAAAAACCCGTCGCGCTGCGCGTCTCCGATGGTCACCGTAAAGATCCACAGCTTTGCATCGCCATCATCAATCGCGCACGTTATGAGCAACAAGGCTATTTCCTGCATCCACGCTTCAAGAGCGTCTTCAGTGACGACTACCATTCGTGGGCAGCCTACCGCGATGGCATCGTCATCGATGCCTCGCACATCATCATCGAGCACGATCATCCTTTTTTCAAAGGCGGAGCCGGTTGGGACGAAACCTATGCCACCCACAACAGCCGCGAGCGCTACCTCGAAGGCGAAGCCATCTTCAAAGAACTCACAAACCACCATGAGCACACCACGACCCACACCTGAGACGGATTTGGAATACAAAGAAGCTCAAGACTTTCTACGTTCCGCTTTTGTCGTGCCATTGGCGCAATTCTTGGAGGTGAAGCGCGAGCGCGACGAGTCGCGGGCAGCACGAAACGAGTGTGAGCGTCAATATCAAGAAAAAGTTGCTGAAATTGCACAACTTTTGAGCGAGCGCGACGAGGCGCGGGAGGAAAACGAAGCCATGCGCGGGGCCATCAGGGAGGCGCATCGCTTCATTCGCGACATTGTTAAAAACCATGAATGCGGCTGGGATGTGGATGCACATGGCGAATCTATCCTCACCAAACTCCAACCCTTCATCAAAGAACCATGAACACGAACCGCTGAGCTGACACACCACGAAACGAAGCCCTAAGACTATGCAAAACCAAAAACCATAATCGAAGCCATGGCTGCTGCGGAACAATCC